TTGATTTTTTAGTAAAATTAAAATACTCAAATCCCGAATATTTATTAAACCATCTTAATCTGAACCTGTCATACTTTGGGTCACACTCTTGCTTGTAAACATTGAATGATTCCGTATTAGTATAATTAGTTACACTATCTACATACTCAGCATAGAACGTAGAATAAGCCCAATTAGATGGATATGTAATCTGAGCAGTTCCGTACTGAATAGTCCAATAGCCCAAATTGTCATAAGTTCCGTAACGTTCGAATAAACCAAAGTTAGACGATTCTATTACATCACCATTTATGTCGTAATGCGTATAATACAACCTAAGCAAAGTAACAACTCCACCTCCGCCCTCCTCATCAATGGGTGTATTAATTTCACTTGGCAAAGAGATAAATGCGATATCATTACTCAGCAACTTAACATTCTTATTAACTAATGGTATGCTGTATAGTGGTTGATAAGTATCATCAGGTCGATAATTGGTATACAAATCAGCGCTTGGTATATCATCAAAGCCATTATAAAAGTAAAGGGTTTTGTCATCTGCATATCCGATAAAAGTAGCAGGCAAATCGGCTGCTGTTGCACTAATTTCTCCGACTCTTATTCTAACTTTATTATAACTTTTATCAGCATTACCTCCGCTTGAGTCCAAAGGCACTTGACCAACTCCATTGTTACCGATTAGTTGTGTCTCGAAGAACTGACCCTTTAAAGGTTCAACAGGATTAACAATAGATACCTCATCTATCGGGTCTACATCCTTTGTAATGTCGATTGTAGTTCCTACTACTTGAATGTTAATTCTGTACTTTAGTTTAAATACAGTCCCTCCTGTCCGTGTTATGCGAATAAGGAAAGGATTATACAATCCATATCTTCCAATTGTCGGGTCTACTAAGTCCCCATAATTAACTACTACTGCCATTATACTTTCTTTACGTTATATCTTTTGTCTTTCTTAAAGTCGTCTATTATTGTGTTCTCCATATCCTCAACTATTGCCTCAGCTAAATCTTTAGGCAAGGCATCAAACTCTTTTTGCATCGCCCTGCTCATAAATGGAACTTCCTTTATTCCTCTTTTGCCTATGCTTTTACTCATTGCAATCGCTGCTGACTTTATAGACTGTGGAGTTTTCTTTACAAATTCGCTTACTTTTTGACCATTTGAATTAATATAAGTCTTGCGAACCTTTATTCCTTTTGTTCTTATCCACTCTTCTAATGGTGCTATCGGTGGCGGAGTTGCTCCTGCTCTTCTTCCTTCTTCTACTACCGAACCATAAGCTTCTTTACTTGTAAAACTTGTTTCTAATCTTGTTGGCTGTGCTTTAATCTTAAAGCCTAATCCCTTCGATAATTTACCCGAACTGTTTTTGCTTCGGTTGCTTTTTTGCCCTCCAAATCCTTTAGTTTTTAGATTCAGTCTTGCCTGCTCAACCACATCAGTAGAGTATTTAGCCATTAAAAATTCAGTTCGTTTAAACTGCATAACAAGGCTTAGATAAGTTAAACGTTACTGTACACTCAACGCCTGCGAGTCCATCGTTGTATTCGCCTGAAATGGGCTGATAGCTTATTGGAAATTCTATTGAGTAACCATCGGATTGCAATCTATCAAATAGCATTGATGCCTCTAATTGCATATCGCTTTTTACTTCGTAGTCCCTCACCCATTCATCTAATCGACCTCTTTGTACATCGCAGAATAAGAACCTAACTAATATTGTGTTAATATTATCGTCAATGCTTCCTGATTCATCAGCTATCATATACACCTTTGGGAAATCTTTAGCCTTAGTCATATTAATATCAATAGCACCGGTATATTCTACTGATTGAATGTTAATCGAGTTGTTAGTTATTACATCGGTTACATCTTCGACTATTTGCTTAAGAGAATATTTTGCCATACTAATTTATTTTGAATTATGCAAATTTAATCTTTTTTTCTCGAAGTCTAACTTTTTCTCTTCAAGGTATGCAAATGCTGTTTCTAATCTCAAATTCCTTGCTGCATCCCATTTGGTCGGGTCATCCTTTGCTAATCCGTTAAGCATATCATACATTTTTCTACCTTCTTCTTCATCCTCAACTTCTCCGCTATTCGTGTATAATATCGGGTACACCTCTCTTAAAGTCTTAAATAGTCTTTGCATTAAAACAACGCCATAAAGATTATACTGCAATGGTTGACTATTTAGCCAAGTTGCATTGGTCAGTAGTTCTTCATCATCGTATGGCTTATTCCAATCTTCACGGTAAAAGCACGCTGTTAGCAGCTCTAAGCCCTGATAAGTTTCAATTGATACCTCACAGTTAACTATCTCAATAAAGTACTGTAGATGCAATTTAAGAAGGTTATCCCTTGCAGGTAGCTTTAGCTTACCTATCGCCTTAGGTACGTCAGGAATCATTTCTTTGTCTAAAGAATCCCTAAAGATATTGTACGCTGCTATCATCTCAGTCATTGGGAATTTAGCAGTGTCAATCTTCAAGATATCTTTAAAAAATAGAATCGCCTTTTGTTGTAGAGTCTCCCCCTGCCCAAGCGCCTGACATTCCGCCAACGAAATCTCCCTTGACGAATTTGGTATTTTTATTTTCATAGTTCTGTGGTGTTGTCCAATCTCTATTAAAGTTCTTTTCTATTATTCCTGTCAGTACATCAGGCGCACCATCTTGAGCATTTGCTTTAAAGTTCTTTTTAAAACTCGTTAGATGCTTCCAAAAGACGGGGAATCTACTTTCCCATCCATTTGGGAAATAAATGTTTTGCTGTACTTGTGCGCTGTTTGTGTTAATCCTGCTTTCTTTGTTGTTGCCTTGATGAAACCATCTGATTGCTGCCTTAGTCTTCTTTTGTACGTTAAGTGCAAAGTATCGACCTCCATTGTTAGATTCAAAGTCTGCTACCTTTACGTTATTTCTATTTAAGAACTCGGGTACTGTCTGCTCGGTCTTCTCCATTCCTTCTTGGGTGTATAGGATGTCGGTTATGTATATCCCACTTGAAGCGACCACGTAATTAATCGAGCATAAGTAATCCTTTCCACTGTCTGCTGTATCGGTGTAGTTACCTATCTTAGTAATTACTTCGGGCAGTTTGTTATAAAGTTTCCAAGGCTCAGTATAAAGCAATCCATCAGCACTCGCAGGGTTACCTTGATAAAGACATTCAAACTTATTAGGGTCTAATTTACGTTCTGTTAATAGCTTTAGAGAATTATGTCTATTCTCCCATAAGGCTTCTCCTACTTGACGATTATCAATCTCGGTAGGCTGACCATCCTTTATTGCTTCAAAGTTTATCTTAACCCAAGTGTTAGGGTCTATGTCTTTAAGTTGGTCAAGCGATTCCAATGTAATTACTTCTTCATTGGCTTCTATCCTTCCAATCACATCTTCTTCGTGCCATCTTGTGAACACGATTAACTGCTGACTGTCGTTATGTAATCTCGTCTTTACAACAGTAGTATACCAATCCCAAGCCGATTCCCTTACAACGGGGCTATTTCCCTCTGCGTAGTCTTTATAAAGGTCATCCATAATCACGCAATCCAAAGTAATAGATGTTAATGCTCCACCTCTACCAACAGCTTTTAACATTCCTTTGTGTCCTACTATCTCAAACTCTTCTGAGTTCCTTAGATAATTAGACGCAACTGTTACTACGTTAGATGAGCTTAAAGTAGTGTTAGGGAATAAGTCTACGTATTCAGGCGTATCTATTAGCCTTTGATTGTCTCGGTTAAATTTACGGGCTATGGTGCTATTGTAAGATGTTACAGCGAGCCTTAGATTAGGATTGATGCCAAACATAAATGAAGGCAAGAACCTTGTTGAGCCTTGAGATTTACCGTGCTGTGGTGGCATCGTAATAATCAGCTTCTTTATGCGCTTGTAAGCAAACTCATTTAGCACCTCGTAATAGGCTTTGTGATAAGGTTGCCAATCGAAGTCGGGCATCATATAAGTAGAATAAGCCCGTAAGTTAATACGAGCTTTTCTCTTTGCTTCTTCTTCTAATAATGCTATTGCTTCATCCTGCCGCATCTATTACCCTTTTGGCTATCTCAAGTTTCTTTTTGTACTCTTCTTCGCTTAGATTAGATAAATCTATGTTCTTATTGATTACTTCGGATTCAATCTTCTCAATATAACCCCTCTTTTTCCCTTTTGTCTTTAAGTAGAAAATAGTAGAACTTGGATTGCCGTCTTTGATTTGTTTATGCAGTTGGCTTTCTGCAAAATCTAAAGCTACATTTTCAATATCCTTTACTTGTTTAGCAAACTCTTCATCTGCGTTAAGGTAATTATAGAAAGTAGTTCTTCCAATTCCAACCTTTTTACAAGCTGATGTTACTACTCCGAGCGAAGATTCCAACGCCTCAAGTAATGCTTTTTTATGTTGTTCAATCTTGTTCATTCGTTTTTTTGTTATATTCGTTTTTTTTTGTTATATTTGTAAAATCAAATGCGATAATAGTGTAATGGTAGCACATTTAACATCCAGTTAAAAAGTGAAGTTCGAATCTATCTTATCGCTCTAATTAATAACCTTACGTTCTTGTAGGGTTATTTTTTTTCCTTTATACATTCCTGCACCCATTTCATCTATTTTGCTAAATGGTAATATCGGAACTGTTATTTTGCAGTTTTTGTCTATTAGGTAAATGTATCTAAGCTGGTAGCCGATTAATACCTCACCATTTACCTGTTTTACATATTTATCAAAATTATATTTACCACCTGTCAATTCATAATAACTTCTATCATTTAATTCTTGCCTTTTTTGAAGAGGCGAGCTTTCTAATGTCATTTTATGGATTACGCTTCCGTTTGGCAGTTTACAAGTGTTTTTATTGGTAACTATGTTTGTTAATTGAAATCCACTCGCTCTATAAATTGTGCCATCACCGCACTGCGTACCATCACTAAAACTTAAAATCCATTTTATATGCGGTGCATTCTTTTTTATTAATCGTATCGAAATTGCAATGCATCTACTTTCGCTATATTTTGGCAAATATTCATCAAAAGCCATTCTATTAAGCTCTAACATTTCATTCCATAAACTCGGTTGAACTAATGGCAAAACCTTTGATTTATCTAATGGGCTACCATAACTTAAAACACCGTGTAATCTATTGTCAAGAAAACAACCAAAATGCAAGGAACTATTTGAAACCACTTTACCGCTGTAATGATGTTTCTTTACAAACTCATTAGCAATCTTTGAGGGTATTACCTTAACGATTATTTCCTTTGCTCTGCCCATTGTGATATAATTAAATAAAGTGCGTTACCATTACTGTTTTCATTTCCAAAAGTTTCTACATATTTGTACTCCTCTGTTTTCTTTACATCAGCTATTGCGTTTTTTATTTGCTCTGCTTGTTTGTCTGCAAGAGTGTATGTTTGTTGTTGAAATGGTTCTTTATCTCCATCAGGCAATGCAAAATCTTCTCCAAACTCGTCACTATTCTCAATATTTTCAGTCTGCCAAACATCTAAGCCCCATTCGTCTAATTCTATGGAATCCCATTCGTTGGCAATCATATCCCAATCCCATTCTCCAAATCCTACGTTGTCCTTAACTATAAACTCTTTCTGTTGTTCATCAGTTAATTCATTAGCCATAATAATAGGCACTTCTTTTAATCCTGCTTCTTTACAAGCCTTTAGGCGCATATTACCACCAAGAACTACCATATCATCATTTACTACGATTGGTCTTAATTCAAGCATCTGAGGAAAGTCTTTTATTGACTTTACTAACTTTTTAAACTTATCGTCTTTTATTATTCTTGGGTTGTCTTTGTTTGGCTTTATTTCGCCTATTGGTATTAATTTACTTTCTGCCATTTTTCTTTGTGTTTTCTCCGTGTAACTATTAGACTAATTAATTGAATTTGGTTTAGTTCTAATTTTAGGGTTTTGTTATTTATTTACAAATTTAAGCATTTTATTCCTTTACTCTTTGCTCAGCAATTTTATAATAATTGTCATCTTGCTCTATTCCTATAAAGTTTCTACTTGTATTAACACAAGCTACACCTGTTGAACCTGAACCCATAGTTAAATCAACTACCAAATCATTTTCATTGCTAAAAGTCTTTATTAAATCTTCTAATAGTAGTATAGGCTTTTGAGTTGGGTGGTAGCCGTTATAATCTTTTTTATACTTTAATATATTGCTTTTGTATTTTTTGCCTTCCCATAAATTAAAAGTACTTGGGTATTGCTCATTCATTTGCTTTA